CAACATAATAAAATTTTATTATGTTGTGTTAAGGCATAAATATGGGGAATAAATCTAAACCCTTATATATTTAAGCATAAATCTAATATAAGCACTCTATTTGAACTTAAAAAAAGAGCCATAAACTAACTTATTTGATATACCCACAGCACATACGAAAAATATAACACATACTACGATAGGAAGTAAAACCATTTTATACTATTATATAATTAATATATATAATAATTTACGCATCTTTATCTTGCTCTCTCTTTTCATTTTTAGGGATTGTTAATTGTTGTATAGGGGGAAGCATAGGCATCACTTGTGGTTTTTGTATTTTATATATAACAGAACTATTCTCATCTATTGGTGCTGGTCGTCCATCGGGTAATCTTATATCTGTAAGAATACTTGTAATGACATAATTACTATCAGCAGTATAATTCCAGTTTGTGGTGAAACTATAAAAGTAATCTCCTTCGGCGTAATTTCTTGTGATATATGAAATAGCATTCAGTTTTTCATGTCCGTTAGGACCACCATAATAATCGGTGTTTCTTACTATATCAGTATAGACTACCAAATATGGAAATGATAGTTTCTTTGGTAAATTAGACGCTATTAATAGGTCTGATGTAGCGTTTGTACTTGCTTGTTTTGAAACATTACCTCCTATTTTTGCTGACGGAATTATTAGATTAATTGTATTACCAGCAGAAGTTTCTATAATACCTGTCATTTGTGAGAGAGATATTTGTTCGGCACTTGATATGTAAGCATTCGTAGTAAATGGTTTCACCATATTAACTTCTTTTTGATAAACACTAATTGAATCGTCTGTTCCTAAATATCTATTATAATTACCACGATTGAAACTACTTTGACTATTCCCATAAAATGGAGATAATTGTTCTAATAAAAATCCCATCTTATCAGGTAGAGAACCTTTATAAAAGTTGATGGATTGTTTGTTAATAGTAAATACATCAAATGGATTAAGTGGCTGTCCTAATTCAAACGGAATGGAAATTGATGATATTGCTATCCCACTTTGAGCGGAAATTACAGGTTGATTTACTACTTGGGCTTGAATATCACTATAACTTGTAGGTATAAAGTCCTGATCCACAGTACAAAAATGACTTTCCTGTTCTGATACTGTTAATATGTCTTGCTCGGGATTTGTATTGGGGGGTTCAGTCGGATTTTGATATTGACCGTTCCCCGTTTTTGTTGCTGTATGAAATTGAGATAAAGTAAATTTTCCATATCCAGCGTCAAAATTAATAAGACTGTCAGAAGCACCAGCATATACATAAGGCATATATTGCTCGGGTCTTGTGTTTTCAGGAGAGTTAATATCTGGTTGAAGATAAGGAACATTTCCTAATCCAGTTTTTTGTGTAGTGCTAATCATACTCAATTCACAATTATAAAGACTTGTATCCCATAAACAAAATTCACCATCTACGGGATATGGATAAACATCATATTCTGAACTCTGATATATGAAACATACAAAAGGAACTAAATACGCATTAGTCCCAGTTCTACTTGCTGTTGCTGTTGCTTGGTCTCTGTAAAATACGGGGACAATACATGCTAATACTTTATTACCAAAAGTTTCTAATGGAGGAATTTGAGACCATATTTCTTTTAATTTAGTTAGATCACCCTGTGGGTGGGCTGTTTGAAATTTACTTCTGTTGTTATGAGGAAATAAATTAGTCATTCCAATTATTGAATTATTCATAGCATTCTGTGGAGTAAATGATGTATCGTATTGAAAAGCATGACAAGCGTGTTCGTGTTTTTGAGGAATATCTTGAAATACTCTTCCGTACATACAAGGGGAACTAATATTAGAACCATCTTCGTTATAAAGAGTGCTTGTAAAATAAGAATCACCGAGATTATTACCAACGGGTGGCGGATCACTATTTATACCTACGGCGGGTAAATAAATTAACCTTTGGGCTTCTACATTAGTCATATTGTCATCAACCCTTCCAAAATAAAAAGGTATAGCATGTGCTTTCAAAAATTCAAAATTATTAGGGTCTTGTGTTGCTGTCTCTTCATTAACATATACTGATTCATTAATATAAGAATTAACTATTTCATCAATATTGTTTAAAGACCAAATAATATTTGTCGTAATCCCATTTCCTCTAACTAAATCTAATACTCCTGCTTGGGTATTTTCAAAAATACCTTCGGGAGGGGTTGTATTGAAATATTGAATTGGTGCTAATTTTTTAGGTAATTCATCTAATAAAACAACATTATTTCCCAATAAGCCAACATCTTTTCCGTCAATAACAAATCGTTTATTTAAAGCATCATTATTACCAGTATGAAGTGTAAAATTTTGATAATTCGTTCCTGATAAATCTTCTTCTGAACCACATGGCGATAATTGTGCTTTTGAAAATCCAGCAGTCATTCCTGCGTAATACTCGGGTCTTGATGTCATGATATAATGATAATAATTCTCTTGCCCTTGTTTGTTATTATAATTTGTTCCTACTGGAACTAAATTACCTCTACTGTCTCTTTCTCCTGCGAAAGCAGAAGACCAATTATTATCTTCTCTTTCATAAAATAGTCTTCCCGTTGAGGTGGGAAATGTGAGATAGGTGCTGTCAGTTATTCCTGGTAAAGGAACGGAAGATATAGTTCCGTTTCCACTATCAATTCCGAAGTATTTTGGAGAGACATTCAAATTAGTCCAAGATAAAGCATTTCCGTTTCTTTGATGTAATTGACTCGTTAATGTCTCGGCTACACTACTTGGGGTTAAAAATCCCGTAGGAGTTTCCAATAATACATCTAATCTAAATTTTTCCCAAACATTATTTTCTACTGATGAAAAAAATGAACCTTTATAATACGGTCCGATGTAATTCCTAACTCCAATATACATTCGTTTATCGTCAGGAGCATTTAAATTCAGGCACGGATTCATATATGATGGGTTCAAACTATCATCGGCACGAGTATAAACTCTCGGTGATACTGATACATCGGTGCTAAAACCTTCTAAACATTCATAGGGATAATTTGATAAAAATTCTGCGAATGAATAAAAAGCGGGACTACCGTAATCTGCTGTATTAAAATCATAATTCAAATACCCTTGTGATTTAGGAAGATTGAAATTAAATTGAAATCGGTTTGTAATATAATAATTAAGACCAAGACTGACACTTCTATCAGATAGGGGATTATTTGATACCTGTATTCCTGATTTTCCTATGAATTCCATCACCTCGTCTCCTGATCCAACGCTGTTAATCATACTTGCTTCCAAATTTATTTGGTCTCCCACATTTATTGGAATTCCATCAGGAATGTGCGTAGTCCATCTGTTGTTGGGAAAATTATCATTAGACAAATTTAAGGGGTTATTACTTATCTCATTTTGATACGAAACATTCCTATTAGATTCAATAATTATGGTTCTTGTAGCCATTCTTTTTACTATATAGATAGATTATATTTATTATAATATAATCTATTACAATCTGGTTGTATTATCTGTGATGTGTATCTTAACACCAACATCATTAATAGTACAGTGTGAGGATCTATATGTTTCCCAAATTCCTTCCGTTGATTCATTTTCGTTTCCGTGATGATGTTGCTTTGGAATCCTATTTAAAGCCAATTTTCCATTCTTTAAGTATTTCGTTCCATAAGTCCTCGTTTTACCTTTGTTAGTCCAACAAAATTTACATTCATAAAATATCTGCGTTTTAGTAATTTTTGATGCTTCAACATTAATCATTATATTTTATAGATATATTATTTAAACATTTTATTTTTAAATAATAAAAAATTAATAAATAGTTTAGAAAAAATAAAAAAAATGAGTAGAGAACATTAATTGTTTTCCAAAATAAATGATTGATGTTTTTTAGTTCTTTCTTCATAGTATTTCTTTTGTGTTTCCTTTAATTTCTCTTTATTTTCTTCATAGAATTTCTTTCGTCGTTCCTTTATTTTCTCTTTATTTTCTTGTTGATATTTTATATTATATTCTTTCTTCTTATCTTTTCTGTTTTCATTATATTCTTTCATATAATCCTTCATATTGTAATTTTCAAGACAACAATTATTACTATTTAAATTTGCTTTTAGTTCTTTTCTTAATTCTTCTTCTCGTTTCTCTAATTCTCTTTTTGTTTCACACGAATAAGGTTCAATTTGTATCATATTCCAATTATCCCAACCACCATTATCTCTTATAAATTGATATACTTTATAATTATGTTTTTTATTATTTTCATTATTACAAATGGTTTTATGACTTGCTTTCCTTTGTTTAAAATTCGTTGTAGAACCCACATATATTTCTTCAATATTAGGGTCCTTACAACATAATTTATAAATTAATGAATTAGCGTAATTAGATTCTTTGAACGGCATATTATAATACTTTATAATACTTTTATCTTTAAGCATTTTATTTAATCTTCAATTTCATCATCGTGTCCGCCACCTGTGAATATTAATTTATCAAAATTTTGATAGGCTTTTACTGGATTGTTCTGTAAATCAAGATATAAAAAATTATAACGCTTTGATGTAGCCTGTTTGTAGAGGGATTTGAAGTTTTTATCACCTCCATAAATGGCTCCATATTCTTCTGCCATTTTTTCAATCTCGAAATCACTCGGGTTAGGTCCCCCTATTATTGCGAAGGTACAATTCTGTCGTAATACAGGAGGTAATCCCCGAAACAATTGTGATGCGAATAATAACAATCCTATATTATAGTGGCGAAAACGAGTAGCAAGGTGGTATATCATACTTTTTGATTTTATTCCAAGAAAGTCATCTAAAATGATTGCTATAAATGGTTGTTTATCTTTCGGAAATGACTTTTGATAAGTTATTATGTTCTTAATTATATCGTCTGAATATTCATCAAATATGGTTTCGGGAAATGCCTCTTTTAAAAATCTTGAAGTTAGGTCGTTATGAATTGTATTTGAAATTACATATACTATATCAAACTGGTCTCTGTAAAAATGCGGTGATAATAACAGATTAGATATAACTGTGGATTTTCCAGTTTTAACAGGGCTAATCATGATACCTAATTGACCCGTTTGAATTTGTGGTAAATTAGGGTGGATTGGTTTTTTCAATTTCTTTTCGTCTCCTGATGGCTTAACTGGTAAGATACTCAAATCAAAATTACTCATCTCTTTTATATAATGTTATATTTTTATTCTATTTTTTCAACTTTAAATTGAACTTCTTTAAATATTCTGATAATGATGAT